AAGACTTATACTTGGGGCTACCTGATGCAAGTAGGGGCACTTTGCTATAAGATAGCAAAAGAGGATGTTTTTAAAACATTTGATGAAGCTAAGGCGGCACAAATACAGGAGGCAAAGAGGGTAAAAGAGGCACGCCGCCGCGGAGATATTTAAATGGAACAGCTTATTTGTAAAAATTGCAAATTCTTTCAAAAGAAAGAAACCGGCGCAAGGGCTTGGGATAGTTGTACTATAAATTCCGGAAAATCTTACATTGTTTGGGACACTCGGGCGGCTTGCCCCTCTTTTAAGGGGAAGTAAGATATGAGAAAAAGACACGGGGTTAAAGAGGTTTGCTTGCATTACCGGGAAAGGATGGCCGAATGCCGCAGTTGCGAGATAGGGGATGCTATATTTAAAATCTGCTATAAAAGAAAAAAGCATAATCTTTATAATTGCAGAGGAAAAGTAGTTTTGAAGTAGGGAGGGCCTATGCCAAAATACAAAATCGGTGATATAGTTTATGTAAATATGACCTCTACTCAAAAATGCCGTGTAACTGGCATCCGGGAGCATTCTTTAACGGGCGAACCTGTTTATGATTTAGAATTTTTAAGTCATTGGTTTATGAAAGGGACTAGGGCTTATGCTATTGAAAAACTAGTATATGCAACAAGAGAGGAAGCGGTGGAGAAAGCTTTATGTCAAAAGTAATGATAAATATGGAAATGCCGAAAAATTGTAGTGATTGCAAATATAAAGAAGGTGCATACATTGATGAACGATATACTTGCAAATTGACAAATATAACGTTCCCTGCTGAACATTTATGCAGATTTGCATTATGTCCCTTGCAGGAAGTAAAGGAGTGAGAGTATGAAAGAAGAGTATAAAGAAAGATTTTGCGACCTAGATAATGCTTCAAAAGCTATGTGTTTAGCTATGTTTGCGATTAAAAATAAACTTGGACATTGTAATAAAGAATATATAGCCCAACAGTTTAAGAAACGTGATAATGCAACAAAAAGATATTATGTGTTTGAGTGCCAGCGATTATGTCGCAATTTTTGGAAGTGTTTGCCAAGTAAGGAGGACTAGGACTATGCCAGAGTTAAAAAAATGCCCGTTTTGTGGTAGTGAAAAGTTGACCATAAGAAATAATGACTGGTTAGGCAAATGGAATGTTGAATGTAATATATGCTCTGCTACAACTGGTCTAGCGAAAAATAAACAGCGAGCCATAGACGCTTGGAACAAAAGGAGTTAGTATGAAATTTGATAAACGGGATAAATTAGTTGTGATTGGAATGGCTAGGGCGCTTAATTCTTATGTTTGCGGGTGTATAGTAGCGGGAAATAATCCGGACTGGGAAGTAGTAGTGAGGGCAGTGATAAAAACGTGGAAAGAATACGAATCTTGCTCAAAAGAAGCGCAAGAAGAAAAAGAAACCATTGACTTAATGTTAGCAGATTTAAGGGCTGGAGGAAACAAATAATGCAAACCGGGTGGATATGTCCTAAATGTGGCCGGGTATATGGGCCGTTTGTGCAGGAGTGCGCGATATGTAATGCAAATCCAATTCCATATATGGCGCCAAAGACATTTACGGGGACGGTGAATAAATAATGGCTTTTAAATTAAACTATTTAAAACTATGGGAATCACTAAAGTCCGAAGTATCACTGATGCCCTTTAAAACAAATGACCCAAACGAGAGAATGATTTTACAGCTGGCAAGTGAATTTCTAAGTAAGAAAATGGAAGGGCTAGAAAACGCCCAACGGGAGGAATATGAAAAAGCTTTAAATCTATTTAATACTATTAGGAAATAAAAACAAAATAGGGAATTGTTTACCGTCCTAATAGTTGCCCCCATAAAGGTTCTTTCGTGTTATTTGCTCCTTTATGGGGGATTTTTATGCACAAAAAATGCTTTCAAAAATGCTTATAAATAATTGATAAAATTGTCATTATTCTTCATACTGCTTATTTTTTCATCACTCTTGATTAAGTTATTTTATTTATGGTATAATTAGGGAAATTTCCGACGGAGGTAGTTGGATGACACCATTTGAAAAACAAGTGCCGGTGAGAGAAATCAAGCCGCCTAAGCGTGAGAGTCTTAAAAAGAAACAGGGCATCAGGAAGTTTCTTGAGTTGCTTGAGCAGGGGGTCACAAAGAGTGATGCTTACCGGCAAGCATTTAACCCCAAAAAGGGCGCGCGGGTAAATACGGCGGCTAATTTACTTTTACGGCGGCCGGACGTACAAGATTTACAGCGGGCGATAAGAGAAAAGACCGCCCTAGAAATTGCTCAGCGTAATGCTTGGTCACAAGAACAAGCTATCACTACTTTAAAAGAAGCTATCAATATCGGGATGGAAAATATGCGCCGGAAAATAAGTATGCCGGCGGTATTAGCCGTGACAAACGCCGTACAGGAATTAAACAAAATGAGCGGGCTAAGCGGAAAAGATTTACAGGTTGCCCAGCAATTAGTGATATTTCAAGGGGAAGAGAGGTTAAAAGACTAATGACAAATGATGAAGAATTTTTAGAATTTAAGAAATGGTTTTTGTATTGGCAAGAGTATTTAGGATTAGTCAGTTGGCGTATATTATATTTTAAGCATCTTCCCATTGATGAATCCAGCACTCCCTATGCCCGCGTAAATTATATCACTGACCAGCGGGAGGCGTGGGTTTATTTTTACGGATGTAGTGATGGGGTTAGAGAAGGATGGGCTAAAGAAAAAGCATTACACGAATGCTTGCATTTATTATTTGCACCGGATAATTTAACTGAAGGAAGAGAGCACGAATTGATAAATACCGGCATTAGAGCAATACTGGGGAAGAGTTTATGATAGTATCACTTACCGCTTGTTTATTGTGCTTTCCATTTGAGCCGTTGCCGGTTTTGCCCATTGAAAAGGTCTCGTTCCATTGTAATACCTTTGAATATCGGCGCAAAAAGGGGGAATAATGGCACAAAATACGGCCTTAAATCAATTTAAACCTAAGCCCCGTATAATTTCCCTACCGGACATCGTTGGGGGCGGTTATGGGGCGATATGGCGCGATAAGCATCGTTATTTAGTGATAAAGGGTAGCCGCGGAAGCAAAAAAAGCACCACCGCCGCTTTAAGATTTATCTACAATATGATGAAATACCCGCTATCTAATACTTTAGTGATGCGGCGCTTTTTTAATACCCATTTGAACTCTACTTGGGCGCAATTAAAGCGCGCGACGAAAATGTTAGGGGTGGAGGATAAATGGCGGTTTAGTAAAAACCCGATGGAAGCAGTATATCTGCCCACCGGGCAAAAGATAATTTTTAGGGGCTTTGATAACCCGGACAGCGTTACTTCAATCACGGTTGATGAGGGATATTTATGTTGGGTATGGATTGAAGAGGCGTATCAAATTGAAAGTGAAGAAAATTTTAATAAATTGGATATGTCTATCCGCGGTAAATTCCCGGATGATGCAAAAATATGGAAGCAAATTGTTTTCACCTTTAACCCTTGGAGCAGTAAGACCTGGATAAAGAAGCGGTTTTGGGATACGCCGGATGAGGATACTGCCTGTTATACTACAACGTGGGAATGCAATGAATTTTTAGATGAAAGCGACCGTCGGCAATTTATCAAAATCCGCGATACAAACCCTAACCGCTACCGCGTAGAGGGGTTGGGCGATTGGGGTATAAGTGAAGGGCTTATTTATAGCTATAAAGTACAAGACTTCAATATAGAAGATATAGCCGGCTTGCGGGATGAGCTTGGGGAACATAAATTTCATCCTTATTACGGCCTAGACTTCGGCTGGGAGCATCCTACCGCTTTAATTTGCGCCTATGGTAGCCGAGCTTTGAAGAAATTGTATATTTATGATGAGCACTACCAACGGATGATGAAAAATGAAGCTATTTTTAAAATGATAAAAGATAAGGGCTTGTTAGGATGCACCATAAGGGCAGACGGCGCGCGGCCTGAAATTATCCAATCCCTACGTGATTTAGGTTGTTATAATATCCGCGCCGCTAAAAAAGGTCAGGGGAGTGTGGTAGCGGGGATAAGAAAATTACAAGATTATGAAATAATAGTGCATCCATCTTGCGTAAATACGATAAAGGAATTTGATATGTATTGCTGGCAAAAAGACCCGGAAGGAAAAGCGACCGATGTGCCGGTAAAGGAAGACGACCACTTGATGGACGCTTTACGTTATGCAACCGAGCCGCTTGGAAGGGTTACTTTTGATTTCATTTGATTTTAGTCCTGAAATTTATTATAATAAGACCCAAAAGGAGAGTGAGAAATGGAGTTTTTAAAATTAGGCCAACCCAAACCAGCAAAGAAAATATCATTGGTTGAGAATGATGGTCAACCAAACATCCCTTTTCTCAGTAATATCGTTGCCGAATGGCAAAATGACCCCAAACGCGCTAAAATGCTTATGGCGCAAGAGTATTTTATGGGGAATAATACCACCATAGAAAAGAAGATTCGGCAGGTTATAGGCGAAAATGGGGCACTTATCCCGTGCGAGCGGTTGGAGAACACAAAACTCGTTCACTCGTTTTTGCATAAGCTTACCAATCAAAAAGTATCATATTTACTATCCAAAGATTTTTCTATCCAAACCGAAAAAGATGCTTTTGCGAATATATTGAATGATTTTTTTGATAAGAATTTTATGCGCAAGTTGAAAAACGTGGGCAAAGATTCTGTAGTCAATGGGATTGCGTGGCTGCAGGTTTACTACGATGAAGAAGGCGCGTTAAGCGTAAAGCGTATCCCTAGTGAAGAAGTATTCCCGTTTTGGAAGGATGTTGACCATACCGAGCTAGATGCTATTTTAAGAATGTACAGCTTATGGCACTACGACGAGCAAGGCAACAAAACTGAAATTAAAAAAGTAGAGTATTATAGCACCGCCGGCGTATGGTATTATCAATTTGATGGTTCTGCGCTTATCCCCGACCCCGATAAAAGTGAACAAGTTGGGGCAAACTTTCAAATTGAAGTAGAAGAAGATGTGGAAGACGGCACTAAAACAAAAGTATTAAAGAATGCGATGTGGGGTAAAATTCCCTTTATCGCTTTTAAATATAATAGCGAAGAAGCCCCATTACTTGATTTTATTAAATCATTGGTTGATGAATATGATACCACTACTTCCGGCCTTGCGGATGCTATTAAGGATAGCCCCCGTTCGGCAAAGGTAGTGAGCGGGATGGAAGCAGAAAGCAAGCAAACCTTTATCCGCAATTTTAGCCAACTAGGGCTGCTGTTTGTAGGGCCGGAAGGTCACGTAGATAATTTACAAACCGAAATTGAACATCAAAGCGTAGAAGCCCATTCAAACCGCCTGCGCAAAGATATTTTTGAGTTTGGCGGCGGGGTAGATACGCAGAATGAAAACTTTGGTACAGCCAGCAGCGGCGTTGCTTTAAAATTCCGTTATAGCGACCTTGATATGGATTGCTATTTTATGGCAAATGAATATAGTGCCGCCCTTGAGCGGTTAGTTTGGTTTATTGCCGAGGATATTTTGCTTAAAAGCGGGCAAGACTTCACCGAGGAAGATGTAGATTTTGTATTTAATACCGATATGGCAATGAACGAAGCGGAAGTGATTGATAACATTGCTAAATCAACCGACCTTTCTACCGAAACCCGTCTAGCTATGCACCCGTACGTAACGGATGTACAGGCGGAATTGGAAAGAAAGAAAAAAGAGCAAGAGGAAGCGTTGGAGCTGGGCAATTTTGATGACCCGGACACAACCGACCAAAATAATTCCGGCGAGGAGGAATAAATGGAGTTCTCAAACGGTGACTTTTATAGTGCAAAGAATGATACCGGCAGCGTTTTATTTCAATTTGATGATGGCTGTGGAAACCCCATTGACCTGACCGGCTGGAAGCTTGAATTTATTATTAAAAAATGTAAATTTGAAGAAGACAGTACGGCTGTTTATCAAAAAGATTTTATGGTAGATGGTACGGAGTTTCAATTGGATTTTGTAAAAGGCGACCTTGATATTGAGCCCGGAACTTATTATTACGGGGTACGGGTACACGACGAAGATAATATCCGCACCTTATTAGATGGTAAATTTAATATAGGGAGAACTTCTTTCTATGCTGCCCCGCAAGATTAACGTAACAGTAAAGGGGGTTACTAAAGTAACTACCAGTCTCCCCGATAATATCTCGGTAAGAGGATGCGTGCCGGGCGTGGTAGTTGGTGATTATAATAAATTGAGAAATCTACCAACGCTAAACGGGGAAGTAATTAAAGGAGATAAAACTTCTTTTGATTTTAAATTAGCTTATATACACGAGCAAGGGGAAGCAAGTGATACTTGGCAAATTACCCATAATTTAAAGCGCTTCCCTTCTGTAACGGTGGTAGATAGCGGGGATAATGTAGTAATCGGCTTTATCACTTATTTAGATGATAATAGTCTTGAAATTAAATTTAATGGGGCTTTCAAAGGGAAAGCTTATTTAAACTAGGAGAAAGAAAATGGCTAGCAAAAATATGTTGGTTGATTTAAATTTAAACGGGAACGAGTTGCAAAAAGCGGTCATTCAAAATCTTGCAGCTGCTCCCGCTAACCCAAAAGCCGGGCAAATCTATTATAACACGGTGGACCAATTATTATATACCTTTAACGGCACGGAATGGGTTACTGGAAAAATTTATAGTGCCGGAACTGGCTTAAATTTAAACGGCACTGAATTTTCCGTTGATACTTCTATCATTGCCCAAAAAAGCGATATTGGAAATGGTATTTTAACAATTCAAAAGAACGGAAGTGATATTGATACCTTTGCCGCAAACTCTGCCACTAATAAAACTATCAATGTAGTGGTTCCCACGCAAGCGGCGGATGTAAATGCGTTGCCGGATACTACTAAATACGGTTCTACCATTGAATTTAGTATCAATAGCAGCACCTACGTACTCACCGCCACTTTAAAGGACCAGGATGGAAACGTCTTAGGTACGGCGCAGACGGTGGACTTGCCGTTAGAGAGCGTGGTTGTAGGTGGTGCGTATGATAATGTAAATAAAAAGATTATTTTAACTTTGCAAGATGGCTCTACCATTGATGTCCCGGTGGCGGACCTTGTGGCTGGCTTACAAGCTGAAATCACTTCTACCAATAAATTATCGGCAGATTTAGTTGACGATTCTACGGCAACTAATAAATTCGTAACGGCTGCGCAAAAAGCCCTCATAAACACGGCTTTACAGCCCGCCGATATAGTTGGTATGGCAAGAAAAGCAAGCGCAACCAACCCCGCTTTAACCGCAAGCGGAGGGATTTGCACGTGGGTGATAAGCAATACCCTAGCAACTGCCGAAGTGGTGGTAAGTGTTTATGATATTGCTAGCGGAGATGAAGTATATGCAGCGGTAACTGCGGATTCTAGTTCTATTACGATTAAAATGAACTCTTCTGCGGATATCACTGCCGGAACTTATAAAGCCGTAATTGTGGGGTAGCATATGAGCGCAAATTCCCGCTTTTTAAACCTAGATACCGACGGTACACTTTCGGCAAATAGTGACCAGCGCGTTTCATCTCAAAAAGCGATTAAAGAATACGTGGATAGTAATAAAACTATCACGGATAATAAATCTATCACTAAAAATACTAGTAATGAAATCCAAACCGTTGGCGTAATAGACCAAAACAACCCGACTAAAGCAATAAAGAAATGGACGGGCACTAGAGCCGCGTATGATGCTATTGTAACTAAAGACCCTGATACGGAATATACTACTACTGACGAAAACGAAATAGTTTATCAAAATAGCTATCGTATCGGTCAAGTGTTACCCAGTATATTACCTATTAGTGATTACGGTTTACATCTTTTAGATGGGGCTGTAATTGATGGTACGGGTATTTATAGTTCTTTTTATAGCTATATAGCCGGACTTGTTAGTACATATCCTAATTTATTTATTAGCGAAGCTGATTGGCAAACAGCCGTAACAACTTACGGGGTATGCGGTAAGTTTGTATATGATAGCGTTAATCAAACTATAAGACTTCCTAAGATAACAGGTATTATTGAAGGAACCACCGATGTCACTGCCTTAGGCGATTTAGTACAAGCCGGATTGCCGAATATCACAGGTGGTATGAGTCCTACTGGTCTTGCTGGCGTGTCTTTGTCGTATGGAGCTTTTTATGATGAGATAAGTAATGTAACTGATTATAATGCTGGTACGCGTGAGGGATATGGTGTAAGATGGGGATTTAACGCAGCACGTTCATCTTCAATTTACGGCAACTCCAACACAGTACAACCGCAAACAATAAAAGTTTATTACTATATTGTAATTGCTAATTCCTATCAAACTCCAACCGGGGTACAAATTAGCAAGGTGGCTACTGATTTAAATGGGAAAGTAAATTTAAATAGTAGTTGGGGTGCGCCGAGCGATAATTACGTGGATTTATCCGCCGTGTCCGGTCAGTATTATACAGCTTCCGCCGATGGATGCTTTATTCTTTGGGGAACAAATACGAATGCTAACAGTTCTAGTTGGGTACGTCTTACGATATTTCCCGCGCAGAACGATAATACGATTGGCAAACAAGTTAGTTGGACTCCACAAGTTGGTACGGGGAACGAGCTTGGGGCGACGATATCTTGCAAAAAAGGCGATAGATGCTATGTGGCATTTTACAACACCACAGTAACCAGATTAAGATTCATCTACGCTCAAAAGGATAATAACTAGAGGAGAATTTTATGGCAATTTATAAGGGGGATGTAAAAGTAAGTGGAAATGCGATGATGGTTGCTTTACCAATGTTCTTTGCAACTTATCAACCTCGTAAATTAAATAATCCTTCCTGGTTAAGAGCTGACCCTTATTCTTGGCATAGTGCTGATTTATATGTAAGCGCTTATGCTCATTTAGCTGATAATATTTCCGGCGTAACCGCACAAACGGAAACTATTGCCGGAACTACTATTACTTTTTATAAGTTATCGGATGAAATAAAAGTTGTATTACCAGACCAACAAACTAACCTAGATGCTATTTATAACGCTACTGGAATCGGGTATTATTTCGTATTAGATACCACAAATAGACAGTTTAAATTGCCTAGAAATATCTATGGCTTTACTGGGTATCGTGGGGATGTTGGTGGGTATGTAGCTCCCGGCTTGCCTAATATTACAGGTAAATTTACAAAAACAGGCAGATTTGTTTACGGCGACAAAGATAATGCAACGTATTATAACAGCGGCGCATTATACGGTGACGATTTGCAGAGTGGCGGACAAGGTTGTACCCAGTATGGCAACGGGACCGGGTTGCGTTCTATTGCTTTCAACGCCGCTTTGTCAAACTCCATTTACGGAGCATCCGCCACCGTTCAACCCCCTGCTACGCAAGCATACCTCTATTTCTACGTAGGTAATACGGTACAAAATGAAACATTGGTAGATGTGGGGGAAATGAGCGAGGCGATAAACGATAAGGTTGATTTGACTAGTTCGTGGGGTTTTCCAACAAATCAATATATTGATTTGACATTGGGGGCTAGCGGAACAGCTTATACCGCCCCCGCTGATGGCTATGTTACATTTAGCAAAAGAAATGATAGTGTTGGTCAAGCAATAGAATTAACTGCAGGTTTGGCTTTTAGATACTTGACTCCCACTGCGAATAAGATGCTAAGAGCTTCGCTACCCGTAAGGAAGGGGCAAACATTTCGCGTCTATTATGATAGTTCTAACACTACTGACCAAATTTTTAGGTTTTACTACGCCCAAAAAACAAACTAGGAGAACAATATGCCAGATATAGACTATGGAGAAATTTTAGAATCGTTAAATGATAAAACTGATAGAGATTTAGGCAATTTATCAGCAGAAGGTAGAGTTGCTGGGGGGGGGCTTGCCTTTCCGAGTGATAATTCGGTAGAACTGTCCACTCCAACTAATGGTGCTATTTATACTGCACCCGCAAATGGTTATTTTAGAATAGATGGACATAGTAGTGCTGCTGGTGCTTGGATAAGTTTTGGAAGACGTGGAAATGATGCAATCGCGCAAAACACGATATTATTAAATGCTAATTGGAATAGTTATTATTTGTTTCCGGCAAAAGCAGGGGCAGAATATGTATTTACGTTTAGTAACATAACAAGCCCGAGGTTAAGATTTACATACGCAGAGGGTAGTAATAATTAAACCAATTAAAGGAGATAGCAAATGACCTACTATATTGAACAAGACGGACAAATCAAATTACACGATACGGATAAAACCCGTATTGAAACTACGCTCAAGTTTATGCCGCAATACAAAGGGCTTGAGTTAAAAGAAACCGAACGGCCTATTGAGAATTGCGAGTGGGCTGATACGCCGGAATACATCGCTAAAAAGCACCGCCAAGAACTGGAAAGCCAAGTAGCGGGGTTAGAGGCACAAACGGGCTTAATCCGGCCTATGCGTGAAGGTATTTTAGCCGAAGGGTCTAGCTACTCGGAATATACCAAAACCAAAGCGCAAGAGATTGAAGATTTGGCGCAAGAATTACGGGAAGCGCAAGCGGTGGAAAGCGATTTATAAATTAGGGGATTTTTATGTCCTACTGGCAGAAAAGAAGTGAGCAAGTTATTTTAGACAGTGAGCGCATATCGGCTTCTATGGAAAAGACCCGGTTAAAACGGGCCTATCAGGCGGCTTATAAAAATATCCTCACTCAAATTAACGCCACTCAAGCATCTTTAACTGAACAGGGTTTTTCTGCTGATATGGCAAAAACGCTTACTTCTGCCCAAAAACGCGAGTATGCTGCTTTAGTAAGGCAATATAACGCCGAAGTCAAAAAAATCGCAAATAGGGGCGATTATCGCGAATTAAAGCCACTATCTACA